TCCGAAACAATACGCGCAGCCAGCGGAGTCATCGCAGAACCAGCGGGACCGCGTCGTGATGATGTATGAGGCTCAGGACTTGGTGCAGAATTTCCCCGAGGCTCGCGAAATTTCGCGCAAGTTCGGGACGTATTTAACGCCCAACGAGTATTCTCCGACGACCGGCGATCGCGACTACAACCAGACCATCAGCGAGTATTTTCACGCTTGGTGCAAGACGTGCGACGTGACGAACCGGCACAGCTTCAAGAAGCTCGTGCAGCTCGCCGCCGAGGAGCGTCCGGTGGACGGTGACTGCGGCTTTGTCATCCGTCGCAGCGGCGAAGGGCTCAAGCTCCAGCTCGTGCCCGCGACGCGCATCGGCAATCCGAACGACACGGCGGTCGCGTCGAACAACTACTTTCAAGGCATCATCACGAACGACTTCGGCCAGCCGGTCGCTTATCGGATTTATCGCGTGAGTCGCGACGGCGTTTATTTCGGCGCGGAGGATATTCCTGCGAATCAGTTCTGTCACTACATGGACCCCTTTCGCGTGGACCAGTATCGCGGAATCACAGATTTCCACGCCGCGATTCAGACCGCGCGGATGCTCCACGACATCCTGCAAGCCGAGAAGGCGGGCGTGCGTTTCTCGTCGCAACAGGCCGCGCTGATCTTCAACGACCGGGGCATCGCGAATCCGCGCAATCTGTTCCAGCCGAATCCTGCGCTCTCGCTCCCGAACGGACAGCAGCAGAAGAACGAACTCACAGAGGTCGGAATGATTCGCTACTTTCAGAACAGCGACCGCGTGGAGGTAATGCCGTCGCGTCCATCGCAGGCGTTCACCGGCTTCGTGCAGCATCTCATGCACGAGATTGCTCTTGGCGTTGGCGTGCCCGAGGGAGTGTTGTTCGGGACACAGGACTACAAAGGCCCAAGCGTCCGCGCCGAGTTCGCCGCAGCTGACCGCGTATTCACGCGCCAGCAGGGCGTCCTCACCGACAAGGTCCTCGACCCGATCAAGGACGCCGTGATTCTCGACGCCATCGCGCGCGGGGAAATCCCGCCGCCTCCGCTTCTGGCCGGCGAGACGATGGTTCACGCGTTGCGCCGCGCGACCGCAGGCGAGTGGCGTTTTCCCGCGAAGCTCTCGATCGACGTGGGCCGCGAGTCGGCCGCGAACATGAACGAAAACCGGCAAGGCGCAAAGTCCTTGCAGGAAATCGCAGCCGAGGAAGGCACGGACGCCTTCACGCGATTGGAGCAGATCGCGATCGAAGCCGCTTACGTGAAACAGCTCGCCGAGAAGTATGGCGTGCCCGAGACGGCGATTCGGCTCACGACGAACTCCTTACCGAGCACACCCGCAGCCGCAGCCGCAGCAGGCGACGCGGTGGGCGTCAGCGCGGCAGAGGCGCAGGCGGCGAGCGTCACGGCTTCCGCGACAGGCGGCGAATCGACGGACGTGGCCGCTATCGCAGGCGTCGAATCATTCCCTGATGTATCGCCCGAACTCGCACCGCTCAACGGCGCGCAGATTGCGGCGGTGCTTTCCATCCTCGAGAATTTACGCGCGGGCGATCTCACGTCGGAAGCCGCCGAGACGCTCATGGTCTCCGCTGGCATGGCAAAAGAATCAGCAAGCAAGGTCGCCGGTTCCGTTGCGGGACTACCAAAGCAGCCGTCGAAAGTATCAGCTTCGGCGATGCACAACCGCATCCGACTTGCTCGCGCGCAGGAGGACAGCAACCTCGTCACGATCAACTTCGCGGATGGCTCTTACATCCCGAACGACGCGATGATCGCGAACGCGAAACGCGCGCTCGCCGCTCGCGAAAAAGCGACGCCATCGAATCGTGGCATGACCGCTGTCGGGCTTGCTCGCGCTCGCGACATCCTCAACAAGCGCCCGCTTTCCGAGGACACCGTGCGCCGAATGAAGGCGTATTTCGACCGCCATGAAATCGACAAGCAGGGCGCGACTTGGAAGACGCAAGGCAAGGGCTGGCAGGCGTGGAATGGCTGGGGAGGGGACGCGGGGCAGTCGTGGGCAAACGCAATCGTTGAGCGGCTGAACAAGCCGCAAGCCAACTCGGCGAAGAACGAAAGCCGCACTGAGTTTTCCGCCGCCACCGAGGTCGCGATGGTGCTCCACGAAAAGCCTGAGAACCCGAACGACTGGCTGACCGCCGTCGAGCAATACCGCAAGCAGCTCGACATCCGATGCGGAGAGGCCGCGAAGCCGATCGTCGGCAAATCAATCATCGAGCACACCTTTGCAACGCAGCCAACGAGCGCGAAGAAATAACAACTTTATGGATACACAGACGCAAATCGACCGGCTGATCGAGTTGGCAATCGTGCAACGCTCCGAGCTGAAACAGCTCGTCTCGGAATTGCCGCAACTTCGCGAGTATCTCGGCGCGGAAATCGAGCGCACTTTCGAAGAGACCGAGCCGCAGATTCGCACCGAGCTTGAAGAGTTCTGCCGCGCACGCGCGAGCGACGAACACGCGAAGACCGGAGCGGCACTCGCTGCGAAAGTTGAGCAGTTGTCGAAGCAGTTAGAGGTCACGACCGCCGCGAAATACTCGGTGCTCATGGCCGAGCGCGCGGAGAACGCGAACTTGCTCGCGAAGGCCGAGGCGCGCATCGAGGACGCGGCGTCAATGCTGACGCACGCCGTGAAGGAAATCGTCACGGACGAACTCTCACGCTTCCCGCGCGCTGGCGAAATCGACCAGCTTCGCAAGGAGTTTGCCGAACCTCGCGGGCTCAATCCTCGCGGCCGTTGGATGCCCGATGAAACTTACCAGCGGCTCGACTTGGTCACGATCAACGGCGACAGCTTCGTCTCGAACATCGACGGCAACCGCGAGCGCCCGAGCCGCACGGCTGGCGACTGGACGCTGAGCGCAGCGCGTGGCAACGGAGGCGGAGGTGGCGGTGTGACCTCGATGACCGACCTCGTGCCCGTGCCGAGCAACGGACAGCTCCTAATAGGCAACGGCTCGGCGTTCGTGAACTCGACGCTTACCGCTGGCACCGGCATCTCGATTTCCAACGGCGCAGGCTCGATCACGATCAGCGCGACCGACGGGAACATCACGCTCGACGACGGCACGGCGGCGGCTCCCTCGCTCAACTTTACCGACGACCCCAACACCGGACTCTACCGGCCAGCGGCGGACACGGTCGGCATCGTCGGCGGCGGTCACGACATCCTGCGGCTGACCGACATCGCGAGCGCGACGGACTACGTTCAAATCAAAAACGGCATCGGCGTCGGTAGCCCGCTCCACATTCTCGCCGAGGGTGCGAGCGCGAACATCGGCGTGCACTTGCAGCCCAAAGGCAGCGGGCTTCTCACGATCTCGGACGGCACGGATTTCAACAAGGGCATCCGGTTCCGGTCCTCGTCGAGCGCAGCCAGCGCGGTGACTTTGCTCGATGCCGTCTCGACTGCGGGGCGCGTCATCACGCTGCCAGATGCGACGGACACCCTCGTTGGTAAGGCTACGACGGACACGTTGACGAACAAAACGCTGACAAGCCCGACGATGACCGCGCCGGTTCTCGGCACGCCTGCCAGCGGCACCCTCACCAACGCCACCGGCCTCCCAATCTCCACCGGCGTCAGCGGTCTCGGCACCGGCGTGGCGACGTTCCTCGCGACACCTACGTCGGCGAATCTTCTCGCCGCCGTGACGAACGAAACGGGCACGGGCGCGCTGGTGTTCGGGACGAGCCCGACGCTCACCACGCCGATCTCCGCGACCCTCACCTCCCCCGCCGCGTCCCCCCTGACGCTCGGCACGACCTCCTACGGCACTGCGCTGACGGTAGCGAGCGCGACGGGCGCAATCACCGCCACGACCACGCTGGCCGACCAAGGCGGCACCATCTCAGCCCAGCGCAACGGCCTCGCGCCACGGCAGGGGTTGGTGTTTGATGGGACGACTAACGGATCGTTCTCTGCGTTGTCCGCTTTTGGAACGGGAGACTTTACTTATGCTGCTTGGATTTATGTTCCGTCTACTGTCAGCACTTACGGTCCCGGTTTAATTGGTGGAGGAACTAGCAGCTTTACGCTGCGGGTTTTTAACAATTTCAAACTTCAAACTACCTTAGTAGACATTGCGGACAACGCGCAAAGCACCAGTACGGTACAAGCTGGCAAATGGAATTTTGTTACATATCGCCGCACAGGAACCAGCGGCTACTATGGCATCAATGGCGTTGAAGATGCAGCCATTACCGATAGTGGAAATTACTCGCTTGGTTGTACGCTAATTGGCCAAATCAATGTCGGATACGGCACGAATTACGTTTGGAACGGCTCCATTTCTGGGTCATTAGTCTTTAACCGCGCCCTCTCCGCCGCCGAAGTGCTCGCGCTCTATCAGTCGAGCGCGCCTGCGGGGGCGGATTACAATGCGGCGAGTAATACGGCGATCAATACTTCTACGGTCACAACCTCGGGGTCGGGAAGCATATCTGGCACTAGCGCCAGCGGTTTTGCCGCTATTGCAACGGCTGGGTATTTTGTTCGTAGCGCACCAGCTATTGCAATGCGCACTGGGACACGCTACCGAGTAGTCTTCACGGCGTCTGTCCTTACCGGAACTTGGAATGTCTATTTTTCAAACGGTGCAGCAGTGGGTTCTGCCACTCCGCTCATAACCGCTGGCGTCAATACCGTTGAGTTTACATCACTTAACGCTAACTCAAATTGGGTCGAATTTGGATGCGGTGGAGCTGGCACGCTTACGGTGTCATCATTTACGTTTGTTGCCCTCGGCCTCCTCCTCGCCCCCGACTCCAACAACGCGGGCGCGGGGCTTGAATGGCTCGACGTATCAGGCAACCGCGCACACATCGTCCTCCCGACCTCTGGCGTGACGTGGTCGCTGCCATCCTCGCAGCAGATTGTCATCGAGGCTTCGACCTCCACCAACGGCAATCAGCAGCTCGGCGGCGCATCGCTGATCGACGTAAACAAACAATGGCGCATCCAATCGTGGACGGTCAACTCCACGGGCACTCCGACGATCTCGCTGGGTAACGTCTCGGCTGGGGCGCAATTCGTCTCCGGTGCTGTCATGGCATCGGGCAATAACGACATCACGCTTGTGACTCGGTTTCCGAGCACGGCAAATCTCTGGGTAAACAGCAACAGCACGGCGACCCTCATCCACCGCATCA